AGAAATTACCTAAGTGGTAGCGAATTTGGTGGGACCAAGCATACAGGAACTGTTACACGAACCTCTGTAAGCAATGCAGAAATATGGTGTGAGTGCTTCAATCGTAATCTCCCAGAGTTAAAGACCACCGATAGTTACCAGATCGCAGCACTTATGGCCCAGATCCCCGGTTGGGAACGAACCAGCAGTATTAAGCGTTTGCCGATTTATGGCAGGCAGCGACTTTATCAATATGGCGAATAGGTGACACAACACAACACAAGATTTTCCCTTATATTAGAAATGCATTTTCTTATAAGTAGATAATAGATACCTGTGCACGTATACGCGCGTTAGTAAATATAGGGGAATGCTTGTGATTTTGTGTTCTTGTGACAGATGGGAGGTAAACAAGTGACTGAAAAATATATAGAGCAAAAACTGGTAAGAGCAGTGAAAGAGAGGGGAGGCATCGCACCAAAGTTTGTAAGTCCGGGGTTAGATGGTGTGCCAGACCGCATTGTACTTTTACCTATGGGAAGAATCGCCTTTGTTGAATTAAAGGCGCCAGGCAAAAAGATGCGTCCACTGCAAGTAAAGCGAAAAACACAACTGGAAGGGTTAGGATTTTTGGTTTACTGCGTTGATGGTATAGAGCAGATTGGAGGGGTGCTTGATGAAATTAAAAATGGAATGTAAATTGTGTGGTAAAGAAATTTCAAGAAAGCGTTCGATGATAAAAGAGCGTAACTATTGTTCAAGAACCTGCTTAGGTAAAGCAAATGCAGAACGATTCAGACTACAAAGATTAAAAATTTGTGATTATTGTGGTCAAGAATTTGAATACAAAGGTCGCCACAAGAAACGTAACATTCATTTCTTTTGTTCATCAAAGTGTGCTAACAAATATAAAACAAAGCGCATGACAGTAAAATGCGATTGGTGTGATCTAGAATTTGAGAAAAAAAGATCTGATGTTAATCGATCAAACCATAATTTTTGTAAGCCTGAGTGTGGACACAGTTTTAAGCGATGGACAGGAGTTTGTGGGTATAGTCCACTTGTTGGAGGCGTTCCTATACACAGAAAAATTATGGAAGAAACTTTAGGTCGCAAATTGACTGATAATGAAGAAGTTCACCATATTGATTTCAACCATCATAATAATCACATTGAGAATTTAGTAGTATTAAGCAAATCAGAACATTCAAGGATTCATGCTGTAAGTAAGGAGCGTGATGTGTATGGAAGATTTATTGACCAGAAATGATTTACATCAGTATCAGAATTATTGTATTGATTTTATTGAGAGTAAAGCGACATCAGCGATATTTCTTAACTGCGGTTTGGGAAAAACAATTATTTCACTTACTGCTATTCATAATCTGATGTTCGATAAGTTTGATATTAGTAAGGTTCTTGTGATTGCACCATTAAGAGTAACAACGGTGTGGGCAAATGAAATTAAAAAGTGGGATCATCTAAAAGGCTTATCCTATTCTGTAGCTGTTGGAACTGAAAAAGAGAGAAAAGATGCTCTTATGAAAAGGGCCACACTTTATATCATCAATCGTGAAAATATAGATTGGCTTGTAAACAAAAGTGGCATCCCCTTTGACTTTGATATGGTGGTTATTGATGAGTTATCATCTTTTAAATCATACAGTGCTAAGCGTTTTAAAAGCCTTCTAAAAGTAAGACCTAAAGTAAAAAGAATTGTTGGGTTGACGGGTACACCTTCAAGTAACGGACTTATGGATCTTTGGGCACAGTTCCGTGTTCTTGATTTGGGAGAGAGGCTTGGTAGGTACATAACCCACTACCGTAATACCTACTTCATACCGGATAAACGCAATGGTC